GAACGAAGCATTCCACGGGAGCGATAAAGAGCTTTCTATCGAACACCTGATACAAATTGATGTGGAGTCAAAATACAGAGCGACATGCAAACAAATGCAGTATGAAATTAAAAAAGAGATGAAGAAGCTTGGTTTTGGCCAAGTGAGCGGCCAAGGTTTAGACGAATATTTCTCGGAGACTAGACGTTATGTAGACGCTCGACGATATGACGGGAATACACGAATTTACGATACACAATATTAAAACAGAATAACAGGAATTAAGACACGAAAACTCGTGTCTTTTTTTGTTGTCAAAATTAGGAGGAAATAAATTATGACTTTAGTCGGATTTAAAAAAATGACAATCGGAATTTTTGATAAGGACGGTAAAATTCCAACAGCTAATCAATTTGTTATTGAAGGTAAACAAGATAAAGGGGCCACTGTATCCGCTGAAATTAGCGGCCTATCAAAAGAAGCTACAAAGGTATATGGATCAAATATTGCTTACTATATCTCGCAAAAAGGAACAGGGGACATTTCTGCAACGTTTGGATTGTTAGATTTGCCAGAAGATCTAAATGACAAGATTCTTGGTTACAAAACTGATGCAAACAAGATCAGCTTTCTTGGCGAAGACACGGAGCCGCCATATTGCGCATTGCTTATGGAGTCAGAAGATCTCGGTGGGGATACAGCTATGTTGACAATCTTTAAAGGTAAGTTTAGTCGTGAAGCTATCAATTTGAATACTACAACAAATGAAGCCTTTGAACCTGAAGCAGAGGAGTATGTATTTTCTGCAATTGCCAATGATGCTGATGGCGATGCAAAGGGGCAATCGGTTGCTAAATATGTTGGAGATGAAGAGGCGTCAATTACAGCAATGCGCACAATGGCTTTTCCAGCGGGGGAGTAACAAGCCCAGTCGTTGGGACAGTTACCCCGACGACGACAGGGGCAACAATCGCATTAAGTTAGGAGAATGAGTGTGGTAGATACATTTAGAATTTATAAAAAAGATGGAACAAAAGTAGTGGAGGGCACAAGCCCTCTTTCTATCACTGGTATTGCAGCAAATACACAAGTAGCAAAGGGAGACTATCAAGCAACTCGGTTGGTTAATGATGTTGAATCAATGAAAGTTGATATCCCAGCATTTAAGACATTGCCCGAACAAGAGCCGGAAACACCTAGCTTTGATCCTGAAGGAGATGTAAAGCCAACAAATGCGAATACCGTTGAAGAAATAAAAGCATGGTTGACAGCACATGGTATTGATTACACCGGAAAGACACTTAAATCAGATTTGCTTGCATTAGTACCAGCGTAGGTTTTTAGAGGACTGTAGTAGTCCTCTTTTTTATTTGAAAATATTAGGAGGAAATTATAGATGGCACAAGTTCGAATTGAATTAAAAAATAAAAAAGGCAAAAAAGAAGTCTTTGAGAAATTAGAAACAACCGGGAAAGACTATCGTTTAGCTTTGCAAACAATTAAAAAATTAAATGCAGAAAAAATCATGCTGTGGGATCAGTTAGATATTTATTTAGCTTTTGCAGTGGAAATTTTCAAAGCAGACAAATTGACTACAGATCAGATTTTGGAAGGATTACCTTCTGAAAAAACTCGGGAAACTTTGGATGATTTATTAGGGCAAGTAATGGGAATTGAAGATAATCCTGATCCAGATGCAAAAAAGTAACTCCGGAAGAGGCCGAAGAAATGTATCTGGAATTGTGCCGAGAATTAACTAAACAGGGATGGTCTCTCTCTGATATTGAAAATAATTCTTTTGACACGTTAATTGAAATTGCTTGTGTAAGACCGAAAAAAGAAAAATCAAAAGAAGTCGACCTAAAAGACTTCGTCAAATCTATTTAGGAAAGGAGGAAAATTATGGCAAACGGGAAACCGTTAGGTAATATGAAGGTTATCTTAGACCTAGACAGTTCTGCCTTTTCAAAAGGACTTGATGGAGCAAAAAAAAGTGTTGCGTACAATATGAAAGCCATGCAATCACAGATGAAAGTAATGAATTCATCGGGTGATAAATTGGGCGCTTTGCAAACAAAATACGACGGACTTAGCAAAACGCTTAGCTCTAACGAAAAGTACATGAGTAAGTTAAAGACTCAGTATGATAAAAGCTTCGACGCGAATGGTAAAGCAACGGCTTCCACTGCTAAATATGCAAATGAATTGAATCAAGCGATTGCTAAGTCTGCTAGTTATGAAGCTCAGATGAAAACCACTACAGGACAAATTGCCCGCATGAAGGTAGAAACAGAAGGTGTAACTGGGAAACTTAAAGCACAATCTGATCAGTGGATTAAGTCAGGAAAGAAAATTGAATCTTTCGGTAAAAAAATGTCTAGCATAGGAAGCACATTGACCATGTCTGTTACAGCGCCGATCGCTGCTGGGTTTGGATTGGCTACTAAGAAGGCTGTTGATTTTCAAACTCAAATTGGTGAAATTGGTCCATTGTTGACCAACGGTGGGAAAATGACAACCGAATATCGCAATCAATTAGATCAGATGTCTGTTAGCTCGAAAAAATGGGCGAAGGAATATGGCGTTTCTACTACTGAAATAAATACTGGTTTAGCAGAAATTGTTCGTAAAGGCTATGACGCGAATCAAACGCTTGGTGTAATGCCTTCTATTTTAGATGCTACCAAAGCATCCGGGGACGACTTCAACGATGTAATGAATGTAACAACCGAGGTAATCAGTCAGTTTAATTTAAAAGGCAAAGATTACAATAGCACTGTTAAGAACGCAACACGTGTGACGGATGCGTTGACTTATGTGGCTAATGCAACTTCTGCTGGTTTCTCAGATTTAGGACTAGCAATGGGGTATGTGGGACCAGTAGCGAATAGCTTAGGCATGGATGTAGAAGAAACTGCTTCTGCAATTGGTCTGCTAAGTGATGCTGGTATCGGCGGAGAAAAAGCTGGGACTGCATTACGTGGAGCATTAACTCGTTTATTGAAGCCATCAAAACAAAACATTGCCGGATTTGAAAAACTAGGTATTTCTGTAGATGAGTTTAAAAACGGTACGTTAACTCTTCCAGATATGTTGAATAAGATTAAGCAAAACACTGAAGGCTGGACGGATGCGCAACGTACATCTGCAATAGCCTTAGCCTTCGGCACCGAATCTCAATCAGCAATGAACGTATTAGTTGGGCAAGGCGGTGACGCGTTAAAAGGGTTAACTAAAGAAACTTATAACGCTAACGGTGCCACTAAAGAAATTGCAAAATCAATGAATGATTTACCAGCCAATAAGGTGGCTCGATTTAAAGAATCGTTAAATGTTTTAGCCATTACCGCTGGAGAGAAATTGCTTCCAGTGTTTACACCTATACTTGAGAAAGCAACTCAGTTGATCAACAAATTCTCTGAGTTGGATGATGAAACTCAACAGAACATTCTTAAATGGGGGCTTATGGCGGCCGCTGTCGGTCCAACATTAAAACTATTTGGCACCGGGGCTACAGTAATAGGTAAGACTCAAACTGCTGTCGGCAAATTGACTGGTGGGATTGTAGACTTAGCCGCTAAAGCAGCTGAGAAGAAAGCAATTGCAGGATTTAGTACGACTGTTGCATCAGTAGGTACTGCTTCTGCTACTGCTGCTGGGGCAAGTGGTGTGGCTGGGTTAGGAGCGTCTATCGCTGGCTTGGCAGGACCCATTGGAATTGGATTAGTAGCATTAGGAGCGGTAGCTGGTGCTGTAGTTGTAGGTAAAAAGGCCTATGATGATTACCAATTATCTGGTGGCAAGTGGGGCACAGAAGTTACTGGCACCCAAGATAAAGTAATCACAAAATCGAACGAGTTAAAAGAAAAAGGCGTTCAGTATATGAACGAGTACCAAGACGGTGTCAATACCAATGCTGAAAAAATCAAAAAGGCAAATAAAGGTATTCAAGACGCGATTGAAGGAACGCTGGAAAAAGAAGAAAAACGTCGTGAGAAGATTACTAAATTAAGCTTTTTGGATGAAGAAACAAAAGCTTGGTATGATCAAGTTATTGCCGCGCAGAAAAAAGTTGATGAGAAAACAGCCGAAACGGTTAAAGCACAAATCGATAAGATTAACGGAATATACAAAAATGCTTCTGATAATAATCGACAATTATCTGATCAAGAAATGCAATATATCAGAGCGTCGTACGCTAACTTATCCGATGATCAATTGAAAGCAGCTGGTTTTACTAAGTCGCAGCGGTTGGCAATCGAAACAGCTTATCAGGATGATTTGTCGAAGTTGAGTGAAAAAGAAGTAAGTACACGAATTAAAACGTTAGAAAAAGCCTTGGATAAGGAAAAGACCTCTTATGATAAGCAACGTAAAGAGATTGAAAGTAACGAAACTCTTAGCTCATCTGTCAGAAAAAGATTATTAAACGATTTAAAAGAAAATTATAAGAAAAGCACTAGTGAAATGATTACGGCTCTTGGTAATCTTACTGAAAAATCAGGATCTTCATTAGATTCGGTTTGGTTCAAATGGGAAAAGTACGGATACAACGTTGAAGAAGTGACTGCATTAGTGTCTAGCAGTGTCAAAGATACCACTAAAGACCTAAGCTTATTCGCAAAAGGAACTTCCGATGCTGATATGCAATGGAACGCTTTAAGTCTTGATCCTAAGACTGGTGAAGTTAAAACAAACATGACTGATGTTTTAACTGAAATCGCTCAGACTGATGATGGATGGAATCAGCTCAAATTTATGGTTAAGGAAGCTAAATTAACTTCTAACGCAAAAGAAGAAGTCGCAATTGCTATGGGTGAAGCTGGCAAGTGGGATCAGTTGTGGTTGACCGAAAAAATGTTATTGGTCAATGGCGATGAAGCAAAGCTAGAGCTTTATGAAACTATCAATGCTATGGGTGCGTGGAACCAATATGTCTTAGATCGAAAAACGTTAGGTATTGACAATGCGGATGCAGTTTATAAGTTATTCACCACACAAGAGCAAATCAATCAGTGGAATACTCTACCAGTAAATCAGAAAAAGTTATTAGCTGACAATACAGACTTAACAGAAAAGATATTTGCTTCAAATGAATCCTACACTGCTTGGACTCAAGTTCCAGATAATATCAAATATATGTTAGCAAACAATGAAGATTTGAATGCAAAAATTCAAGAAGGTGTAATAAGTACTGAACAATACAATCAAATATTACCCTTATTGAAGCAAATGTTCGGCGAAAATTATGATGTCCTTGCAAAAGGCAAACAGGCGAAAGCTGACATTGACGATTATAACAAAAATCACAACCCTGCTAACAAAATCCTTAATGCTGACAACTCTGATCTTTTAAACAAAGAAAAAGCTGCCCGAGAGAAACTTACTGGCCCTGGTGGGTACAATCAAATTCCTGTTCCTGAAAAGACGATGACTGCCAAAGATGATGTAACTCCAAATGTGGAAAAAGCCGTTAAATCCTATAGAGAAGTTGCGAACTTACAAGATAAAACAATCAGTTTCAAATTGACCGCATTTTTTGATGATACATGGGAAAAAGTTAAAAAGGCATTCAATCAAAAAGGGAACAATATCACTGGCAACTACGCAAACGGCACTAACTACCATAAAGGCGGTTTAGCTCTCGTAAACGACCAGATTGGTTCAAAGTATAAAGAACTAGTTAAACTTCCTAACGGGCGAGCATTCGTTCCACAGGAAAGAAATACTTTGCTTGATTTACCTAAAGGCTCGTCTGTATTAAAAGCCTCTCAAACAGCAAAATTGATACCTCGCTATGCC